GGGGGAGCGCACAAACTCCACAAGGGAGAAACAGCACGGCAGGGGCGACAGCACAGTGCAGGGGGAGCGCACAAACTCCACAAGGGAGAAACAGGCACAGTGCAGGGGGAGCGCACAAGCTCCACAAGGGTGAAACAGCACGGCAGGGGCGACAGCACAGTGCAGAAAAGCGCACAAGCTCCGCAGGACGGCAAGAGCGACAGCTCAGGAAAGCAGGAACGAGGGCGGCAGGCTCTCAGAAGTTGCGACTTTGGCGGTCATTGTTTTGGAAGCCTATTATTAAGTTATCATTCAGCGTTGCAAGGTATGCGTTGACCTGCTCCAGTTCCTTGCGCATTTCACGTGCTTCAAACCATGTTCCAATGATTGATATGATTATCAGTATAAATACGATTAGCCCGGCTATAAACCAAAATGTTAAGGTTGTTAATACCGCTTCCATTTACTTTTCCTCCTTGATTTTGATAACAGCCTTAGGGCTGTTTTTCTGTGTTATGTTGTATTTTCCGTTGCTTTGCTCCTTGTATCCTCTGCCGCGCTTGTCATTTGTCAATCCTGCTATATAGTCAATGCTCACATCATAAAAAATCGCAAGCTTTATTACTCTTTCAAATGGGATTGGTCTTACGCCGTTTTCATACTTGGCATAATATGATTGCTCTGTCCCTAGTATTCTTGCCACATCTTCTTGGCTTAAATCTTTGTCCTCTCTGAGGTCTTTCAACCTTGGATAATAATTTGTACTAATTTTTGTCACTCCTTTGTTGTTACACTTTTGGTTATTTATCATAATTTAATTACCTTAATTTTGTTTAAGTAAACAAATTATATCACAAGTGACCTTAAAAGTCTTGACAATAGGCTATATGTGACCTATAATGCTAATTGTAGGTTACATATGACCTAAACGCAAAGTAAAGGTGAGCGGATAACCTCAACCGCAGAAAGGAAAAAACATGAGAGGAATACTTATAGGAGCAATCCACAAGAAAGGCACATTTACGGACGATAACGGAAAATCAATCGACTATGACAACTTGGTGCTACAGGTGCAAAAGCCTATAGAAAACAAGTTGGCAGATGATTCAAATTTCGTTCAGGGTGTCGGTTACACTATCGCCAATGACTGCAAGTGTGCTTGGAGCGAAAGAGGAAACGTGTTCGGCAAAGATGTGTCTATGAAAGATATCGGAGAACTTGTCGGAACGGAAATCCAGTATTTCTACAACGATAAGAAGAAGCTTGAAGCGGTCATTATCTAAGGGGGCTTGAACATGACAGTATACGCACTTTATTTTTGCTTGGTGGTGGCGCTTGCCCTGTTTTATTGCCTTACTCGTTGCTTTAAGGCAATTGATAAGAAAAATAAAGAAATTTCTAAACTGCAGTTCCGTGTTAAGGAACTGGAGCGGCAGGCTCAGGGAATTGAGGTTGTGGGCGTTGAATGATGTCACTTCTTCACAAATTGATGTATCGTCTGTTTCTACCTCTGAGCAGACTGATGAATATACTATGTCGGCTGTTATCGAAAATCAGCACACTATAATCAATAATCAAAATATTACAATTTCATATTTAGGCACTATATGCTTTTTGATAACAATATCTATCGGTATTTATCTTGTCATCAAGTTTGGCAAGTGGATATATAGCTTAATTAATTAAGAAAGGAGAATGTGTTAATGAATCCTGTTTCTACAACTGCAGAAGGTGGCAATACTCTCGTAAATGTCGGTGAACTTATGAAACAGTTCGCTAACTCTGCTATTCAGGGCGTTTCCGATTCTATCGTCGCTCTTATCCCTGTGATAACTCTGACAACTGTAATCGGCATTGCTATCAGAATGTTCAAAAAGTACGTAAAGGCGTAAGCCTGATAGCAACGAGGGCAGTTCATTCAGTGAACTGCCCTTTTATTATGCTAATTTTTAAGGGGGAATTATGATAAATAGAAAACTATTTCATATAATTAACTTTATGCTTTGTATGCTTGATACTTGGCTTTTCATTGCCCCCTTTATAGTTTTTCATGTAATTACTTTTAATAGTATAATTTCATATCCCTTTACTACACCTAAACAAACTGCTTTATTTGGATTTACTTTGTCTTTTCTTTTGGAGTTTATTATACATCATCTTATTTTTTCTGTTTGTCATCTTGTTGATTATTTTAGAAAGGAGAAAAAAATATGAAAACAAAACTTCGGCGGCTTTTGTCAATCTTCTCTGCTATGGTGCTTATGGTCTGCTGTGCCGTCCCTGCGTTTGCTGATGATGTTAGCGGTGGTGGTTCGTCTAGTAACGTTATTCGTGTGAAACGATTTTCACAAATGATTGATTATGCAAAAAATAACAATATTGATATTGAAAATTCTCATTATATTATGACATATTCTGAGGATAGTTCACAGTATTATTGGTGGTATTACATTTTCTTTCTTCCTGATGATATTTTGGTTAATGATACATTAATTCTTACACATGGTCGCTATTCATCATCTTTTACTAATTCTTTTATTAAGGCTCGTGTTTCTGACTATGGTAACTCTGACATAGATGATTTAGAATATTGTGCTAATGTTGATGTATCTTCTTTTTCTTTATTTGTTGATGATGATGAACAATCACATTCTTATCCTAATCACATCTTTAAATCTAATATTAAAATAACTAACAACGGCGATGATATAACACCTTCTGATCCTTCCGCCCCACCAGTTCCCTTTACTGTCGATTATTCCCCTGCTCTCTCTGAGGGCATGAGTCGTAAGGGTACACTTGTTGCTCCGGGTGCAAGTAATGACGGACAGGAAATTGAAAGCAATGGTCTTAACGTCCGTGTCACACTAACGGACGAATTTTTAAAACTCCGTGACAGCTATGATGAACTTAAAGATTATACATATGAATTTGTATGTTATATTACTACTTCCCCGCCTGAAAAGTCGTCTTATGAAGAAAGCGTTAAAAACGCTGTTTATACTTCTTTGGACTATGGCAAATATATGTATACTACAAGCGGCGTTGTTGATGATGTTACGGACGACAATAAAGAGCCTGCAGAATGGATAAAGGCAGAGGGCATAAATGCAGGTTACATTATTGGTAAGGGTGGCTCTGTCAAGAATGTTACTATCAATCTTGAAAATCTTGATAGTTCACAGTTCACAGCCGATACAAAGCTTTATATCGTGGTATATGGTCGCTTGACCTCTCTTTCAGTTCCTACTCCTGATTACTTTGACCTTGATAATCAAGGTTATTTGTGCAATCAAGGTTCTTTGAATACAAAGCAGATTGTAACAGTAAATGCTGACCCCGAAACAGGCGAGGGAACAGACGTTGTAATGCCTGATTACTATTGTGTAACGTCAACGGCATTTAATTATAAAGATTATCCTGAATATAAGCCGAAAATCTTCAAGAATGGTGCTGAAATGGATACAAACAAGCCGTTTACTGATTATCTTGATAAGAAGTTGACCCCTGATTATATGTATGATTATGATATGGATAAAAACGGAGAAAGCGGTCTTGCTCCTGACGATTTCAAGAAATATGAGGAACAAAAAAAGCTTGATGAGAATTTCGGTTCTTTCGATTTCGGACTTGACAGCATTAAATCAGTGTTTGACGGCTCGTCCGATTTTTTCAAATTCTTAACCGCAAGTATAGGTATCTTGCCCACAACGTTTTTAACTATTCTGATTTCGTTTTTCGTTATCATGTTAGCAATATGCGTTGTTAAATGGGTCTTGAAATAGGGGGTTCAAAATGGATTGGTTTTCACTTATGAAGTCGCTGTTTGTATCAATACAACACTTGATGTGCTTGCGTATTCGTTTCGGTGAATTTAGTTTTACAGTAGGTGCAATGATTATAGGATTGTTTGTTATATCCTGCTCCGTTGCCCTGTTACGTTATCTTTTCCACAATACATAAGGAGTTGTTAAAATGGTTGCAATATTAAAATTATTCGTCCTGTCACTGATAGTAATTCTTGCTATCAGTGCAGTTCTTGGCTTGGTGGCGTTCTTTATGGACTTGCACGCCTTTAAATCTGATAAAGACTTGTCGCTCCCTCGTAAACGGCTTATTGAAGCATTATTTGAGGAACAAGAGTTAAAAAAGCAATCGACTGAACAGCCACAGAACACGCCACAGATTGACAAGCAAGAGCCTGAGAAAGTGAGGTGGTAAATGTGTTATATGATGTTCAAAATGCCTGTTATCAGTTGCTAAAGCTTCTTGGCTGTGATCTCGCCGCTATTGACGTTATTAAAACTTGGAAGCAATTCGGTGTGCTTTGCATTGAATTTGTGTTTGCCTGTTTAATGCTTTTCCTGCTTTGGAAAATGCTTTATAATGCTATGATACGTTTCTTCAACCCTCGGAGGTAGCTTATGATTTTATTAGATTATTTCGTTCGTCTGCCGTCCTTGGCGGCTTATACTGCCTATGATAAGGCTACGGCTTTATATTTTAATTGGTCGCAGATTTTCAACGGTTGGGGTATTCACCTTTTTGTCGGTAAATTCGGAGCAGGTAAGACCTCGCTTATGGTCGCTGAAGCTTATGAACTCTGTTGTAAATATCCTCAGCTTCACATACTAACAAACATTAATATTAAAAATTTCCCCGACTATACGGAGATATTACCCTTGAACACTGCACAAGATATACTCAACGCCCCTAAAAACACGCTTGTACTTATTGATGAAATAGGTACTATATTTAATAGCCGTGACTTTTCGGGCGGTAAATGTGCCGTTCCTAAACCGTTATTTCAGCACCTTTGCCAATGCCGTAAACGGCGTATGATGATATATGCAACAGTGCAGAGATTTAACCTCTTAGACAAACAAATTAGAGATATTACCGCAGACGTGACCGCTTGCCATACGCATTTCAAACACCCATTTTGCCGTATACAGACAGGCTATACATATGACATTGAAGAATACGAACTCTATGCGGAAAATAAGGCTTATACACCTGCACAGATGTACAATAGAACGTATCTACAGACAAATAAACGCCGTGAGCTTTATGATACATCACAGCTTGTCACAAATATGCTTTCAAAAGAGTATCTCAGTGATGAAGAAATACTCTCCAATCGTGAGGGCATAGAGCCTAACACACAGCCACTTGACCGAAAGCAACGCAAATCTATTCGCAAGCGGAAAAATGCTTGGTAACGAAACAACTCGCAGTGGTTGCCGTGAGGCTCACTGCGAGTTGTTGTTGTCTTTGTTGTTAATCATCAGCAGATTGCTATTAACTGTGTTCTGCTGTATCTGTCTTAATAATTCCGTTTGTTTCTCTTCTTCTCGTCTTATCGCTTTGCTGTTACCTGCTGTTTCAAATATAGCACATATCAACAGTATCACAATGACTATTTTCACGATAAGTATAACAACGCCCATTGACGTCATAGCGTCCAACGCCGTGAATATTTCTTCCATACTCTCACCCCTCGTCTGTATGTGTCTTTATTACAATGTGGCTGTCCTCTGCGGATTTTATCTCATCAGTGATAACCTTTTTGAGATATCCTGCTTTTGATAAACCAAGCTCTTTTGCTCGGTCATTTATCATCTGATTAAACCCCTTTGGAGCATAAAACTGTATTTTTTCGAGATTTTCTGCGTTCCATTTTGCATTTGCTTTCTTCTTGGCTTCTGATACCGCCATTACCTCACCACCTTTTCTACATTATACTATATCTATTGTAATTTGTCAACCACAATATACACTATATCCAGTTAATAATTATTTAATAAATACTTTACACTATATCCATTGCACATGGACTAGATATAGTGTATACTTAATACAGACAAAGGGAAAGCGGTTATCCCACAAACCGCAGAAGAAAGGGTGTTTAAAATGACTATTTCAAATTACTATGTTCGTGAGTATCTTCGCCTTTATCGTGAATATCGTAAAGTAATTAATATATTTGATGCTTTTCTTTTGTATGGGAAAATAGAATACACCCTCGGTGAGTTGCGGAGAGATCTTTCTCTTGACTATCAATTTCACTGTGCCCTTCATGATAGGCTCTTTAATCTTTCTTGCCGTACTTGTGAAAAGTTCGGTCGTACTTGTGAAAAGTTCGGTAAACTTAAATCTCAGAATAATTTCTGATTTTTTTCTAAACTGAAAGGAGATTTTTATGAAAAATAAATTTTACACTGAGCAAAAGCACAGAGAAACTATGAATTCTGTTGATATGCTCGAAGGTCTTATTAATCGTATGTGCGTTACTAATGATGTCGATGAATTACGTCATCTTCTGACTTCTTCAATGTGTAGTTTGTCTGAATTATATGTTGTTGAGCGTGAAAAACTCAAAGAACGTATTTCTCAGAATGATTTCTGATTTTTCTATCTGTAAAATCTATCATGCGAACGGCTGGGGGTGAATTGCGAATTGTTGGAATTGTTGGAATGTTGGAAACAACAGCTTACAGGTTTTCAACATTTCAATGATTTCAATGATTCACAAGAGGGGAACGCCGTTCAAGATTTCCCCTTTTCACTTCCCTCTCGGCGTTCTGCTATACTCTTATGAAGTCGGGGTTAGTATTACCCCCGACTTCTGCACATTGCACAAAGTTTATAAATCTGCGTATCTACGTTATTAATCTTGTGCGAAAATATTTGCACAACTTCTGCACAAAAGGTGGTGATGTTAATATGGCTGATTTCAGTTGCCATTCTGCGTTCTGCGTTATAAACAACCCTCGCTACGATATTACATACAAGCACAATGAAGAGGGTGAAATAATCAAAGACGAGAACGGCAAGGCGGTTATATTAAAGCAAGAGCCTACGGAGTATCATTCATTGACAGAACAACAGATATGTGATGATGTTCTTAATAAGTGGGTCGGTGATGATGATAAGCGAACAGGAGCGGTTTTATTCTGCGTATCTGCTCTCGGTCTTGAACACTTGCATTGCGTTTTTGAAAGTGAAAAGACTTTCCGTCCGCTGTCTGCTTTGAAAAAGCTTTTTCCAAAGGTACATATTGAGATAACCAAAGGGAACAAAAAGCAAGTCGAAGACTATATAAACAAGGTCGGCAAGTTCGAGGAAAAGGGCGAAAAGATTATAGCAAAATCTCAGGTCGGTGAGATAAAAGGCTGTCAAGGCAAGCGTAACGATTTGATTTCAATGTCTGATATCCGTGATCTTATTTACAGCGGACAAACTCCGAACGATATATATAGGCAATATCCGCAGGCTATCAAGTCCAAAACTGCAACAGAAGAATTATTCTATTTGTACCGAAAGGACAACACACCGCCCGAACGTGATGTTAAAGTACATTGGTTGTTTGGTGGCACAGGTTGCGGAAAATCGTATACATACATTGAACTATGTGAAAAGCATGGTGATGTAAATATCTATCGTGTGACCGACTATGACCACCCTTTTGACGGCTACCAAGGAGAGCCGATATTAATACTTGATGAGTTCCGAGGGCGTATCTCATACAGCTATTTGCTCACTCTGCTTGACAAGTACCGCTCTCAGGTATCTGCACGATACAGCAATAAAATGACGTTATGGACGGAAGTTTATATTACTTCGCCGTTTCTGCCTACAGAACTTTATCAAAAAATCGCTGAACGTAATGACGGCATAGATAAACTTGAACAGCTTACGAGGCGTATTGATGATATAGTGTATTGTTTCAAATATCCTGCCGAGAACAACAGCGGTACATTTTATTGTAAATACAACGTTGATTTTGACCTTCATTGTGATAGTCACGCTATCCGTGAGCAGTGTTCACACGTTCGCCATGAGGTTTCACAAATGGGCTTGTTCACACTTATGGACGGCTTAACGTCAAAATTTGTTGAAAATAAAAACAAAAATGTCGGCTGATTTTACAAAGCCGACAACATATATTATAATCATTTTGGGAGGTACACCATGAAGCAAAAAGAAATTTGCAAGGAAGAAATCAACCTTTTCTATTTGTGGCTCTGTGGCACGATAGGCAAGGAGAAAGGAGAGGATAAAAGGCTTGTGTTTCTGTGCTGTCCTGCTGAGCGTGACACGCTCCTTAGGCTGTTTCTTGCAGAGTACAAAGCAGAACACCGCTACAACGCATTTAAGAGGGCTTTTCAGCCGTCCACACGCATTATAACAGTAAAAAGAGTGTAGCCATTATAAGCCCATGTATTGGCGTACATGGAATGACTACACCCGATATTACAACCCCTCGAAAGGAAGTAATCACTATGAAATTTAAAGAATTTTATTACAAGGACTTTCGCCCCTCTTATTTAGAGGGCGTTGTCCGCTATCCTGAGCAAACCGACTATGTGATTGAGCAGAATTGCAAGCCGATAAACGGCAAGGACCTTTCCGAAATCGGTCTTTCTGACCTCAATAACATTATCAAGATATGTGATGATACATATTGCATTGACAGAGTGAAAAAGCTCCGCAGTGTTCTTAAGCGTATCATGCGTTACGCTTACGCTTGCCGTTATACGCCTATTGACCTATCTGCATTCGAGTTAAGGCGGTGCAGAAAACGCCCTGAAACAGTGCAACAGCTATCATTTACGGCAGAGCAAGCCGCTTTTCTGACTTCGGGTGATAGCACTATAATGAAGATGTTCCGTTTTGAGTGCTTGACAGGTCTACGCCGTGAAGAAATACTCGCCTTGCGTTGGGAGAACGTTGACCTACCTCACCGCCGTATCTTTGTTTGTCAAACTGTTGTTGTTTTAAAAGGCTGTGCAAGGCTCGTTGACGATACCAAAAACCACAAGTTTCGCTATGTGGAGTTGAACGAAAGTGCTTACAAACTGTTGCTTTCCGTTCCGCAGACCTGTGATTTTGTATTCGGCAATCCACGTTCAAAGAACTTTCTCAGCCCTCGCCGTTACCACGAGGAGTATAATACAATGTTCATTCGCAAGAATGAGGAATGGAAAAAGACCCACGCAGAGGGCTTGCCACACCTCACACCGCACAAATTCCGTCACACGTTCGCAAGTCTGCTGACCGCTAACGGAGCGGATGTTAAGACAGTTGCCGACTTGCTCGGTCACACAAAGCTTGACACCACAAACATTTATTTGCACTCTTATGATGATTTACGCCGTCAGGCGGTCGATAAGATACAATTAGATAATTAATTTAACAGCCGCTCTTCGGGCTTTTGGTCGGAGTGACCGGATTTGAACCGACGACCTCTACCACCCCAAGGTAGCGCGCTAACAATCTGCGCCACCCCCCGATATCGTATATATTATACCCGATTTGGATACAATAGTCAAGAGTTTTCAGTCAAAATAAAAAAATTGCAAAAAAGGTATTGACATTCACATTCATTTGTGATATAATAAATAAGCACTCAGGAGAGAGCAGTAAAAAAACAGTAGAATATCGCGGGATGGAGCAGTTCGGTAGCTCGTCGGGCTCATAACCCGAAGGTCGTTGGTTCAAATCCAGCTCCCGCAACCAGAGAGAAGGCTGTTGCAATTGCGACAGCCTATTTTTTTTTGTTGAATAGTGCTAAAGATTTTCAAACGCAAGAATTTTTTCATGTAATTCAGAAGCGAATTTTTCAAGAGCAGACTTAGACCAAATTAAATTCGATTGATTTTTTTTGAGTAAATCAAGGGTATAACTATAAGCAGCTTTATAAATTTCATAATCGGATATAGCAGTAAGAGTAATCAACCCTTTTTCATAGTACGAATCCATTGCAAACATAAGCTGAAAGCATATCCTACTTAGTCTTTCTTCTTCAACATCATTATCTAAATTTAAAATAATATTTTGCCACTTTGCATTATAAACACGATACGCAAAAGCAAGAATATAATAATTATCAACAGTATCAAATTTTTTCATTTTAATAAACCTTTCAACTTGACATTTAGTAAAATTTGTGTTATACTCGGATTTACAAAGCGGAGGATATCCGAGTTTGTGTGTGATTATGTAGTCGGTGTGTTTTGACGGATAGCCGACTACATTTTTTATGCTTCTTCAAGCATTTGTTTGAGTTCGTTAATCAGCTTTGATAAAGCTTCATATTCGCAATCAGCATGAATATTATAAGCCTTTTCGATAATAATTCTAAGCTGTTCACGCTTTGCATACTTTATCGCAAGTTCTGTAGCTGTAGGCATGTTCTGCATTATCCTCACTCCTTTCAATTTCCTCCGCTGTGAAAGTTACCTTTATCTCTTTCACTATATATATTATAGCATATTGCTAGCAATATATCAATAGGCATTTTGCATGAAATTTGCTAGCATTATATGTTGAAATTGTATATTGATAGCATTATAATTATATGATATAATAGAGCAAAGAGGTGATAACATGGTAAGCGAAGCACAAAAGAAAGCCACAAGCAAATATATTTCAAAAGCATATGACCAAGTATCTTTACGAATGCCAAAGGGCAAACGAGAAGAATACAAAGCCCATGCAGAACGGCAAGGCAAGAGCCTGAACGCCCTTATAATTGAACTACTCGAAAAAGATATGCAGGAGCATTAAGCCCCTGCATTTTTTTATTAATCATTTTCCTGCTGTTTTGCATAATCTCTCATAAATTGAGGGGCGGAACAATTTTCACAAACAGTTGAATCCGTAAAATGATAAACACATTCATCACAATAACCATAACAGCCGCACTCAAAAAAACCGCATTTCTTATTATCACACTTACCGAAATCAGTATTTTCCTTGCACCAAAAATTAAACTCTTTCATTTTCAACATTCCTTTCAAAATTCTCAATAATCATTTCAAGAACATAGCTCACATAAAGCAGAAACACCCCTGAATAAGCCGTAAGTGCTACCCTCATAAGTTATCACCCTTATAAGGTGAAAGCTTATAGCCTATCGTTTTCGACATCTGAGCTTTATTCTCAGCAGATACATGAGTATATGTATCAGCCGTAAGCTTGTATGTACTGTGACCGAGCCACTCCGAAACCTCTTTCATACTGAAACCGCTATTAAGCATAAGCGTTGCATTGCTATGTCTAAGGTCATGTATACGAATTTTCGGTAAATCATTCTTGCGGAGCAAGTCTTGAAAGGCGTGCAGTACATAATCATAGTGAAGCGGTACACCCTCAGCGTTAACGCAAACATAATTCCTTGCCTTGCACAGTGGAGCTTGTCTGCCATAAAGCTTTTGCAAATAATCAAGCTGCTCATTACTAAGAGGAAATTCACGGCGAGATTTTACAGTTTTCATTCTCTTGTTTTGACTTTCGACCCAATGCCCTGACTTATAGTCTTTTATCCTAGTTCTTGTTTCACGGATATAAAGACAACGCCCGAGGAAGTCAACATTATCCCAACGCAAACCAAGTATCTCGGACTTGCGAAGTCCAAACCACACAGCGAGATACACAAAGCTTTCTATCTGAGTACCATAAGCCGCACGCAGGAGCTTCAAGAGCTGTTCTTCTGTATAGTATGACATTTCATTTTCAACCTTTCTAGGAAGCGAAAAAGCCGTGTAAGGGTTTTTGCTTATAAAATCGTTCTTATATGCGTAATTCAGACACGCACGCATGACTTCATGATGTTTACGGAGCGTATTCACAGAAAGCCTTGTATCATGCAGTATGTGCCTTTGATAGCCCTCTATGTGCATAGGCTTAACGTCAATAAGCTTAAGTCCTTTGCTCTTGAAATAAGGGTAAAGGTATTTTGTAATGATACCTACATAGCCATCATAAGTTGACGGAGATTTTCTGTAACACGTTTCATTATTCCATACTATGATATAGTCACAGAACAATATTTTATCCGTGTCAATGTTTTCAATGCTCATTATCATTTTGCCAAGGTCCTTTCCTGATGATAGTTGTTATAGATTTTTACCTTTGTCACGTTATCAAGCTGATGAAAGACGGCTCTTGAAAGTCTGTGCTTGCGGAGATATTCAAGGAAACTTTTTGATTCAGTTGCAGGCGAAGTATTACGTAAAGCCCTAACAATATCAGAATTGCAATCGTTATTATAAAAGCTTTCAAGTATTTGTTGCTGAACGTTTTCAGACAATGACAAATAATGATTATAACTAATCCTGCAAGTATCAGATAGAAAACGTTGAAAAGCAATAAGCATTTCATCATTCATTTAGTTCACTCCTTTCAAAATAATCATCATATTCCTTGCGGTACTCGTCAGAGTAAATATAATCAAGGAAATCTGCAATATTATCAAACCTAGCTGAAACTTCTTCAAAGTTCGGAATAATATTTACATTTGTATTGTACTTATACTGGTTAGAGGTATAAGGTTTTGTAATAGCCGACTTTGAAACGCTATCAAAATCGGTATTACTGTATATGATCTGAGGGTCTCGATTACAGTTTCGACTGCTCCAATAATACTTGCCGAATATCTTATTATTGCCCTTTGTAATATATTTTGTGATATAGAACGCAAGAGCCGCCGAATTATTTTCCACAGGAATAGCCGTGGAAAAGCCGTATTTCCATTCAGGTATATTATACACAACGTTTCTAACGTGCAAGTTTTTTTCATCAATAGTCTTTAATGTAACAGGCTTGTTATATCCAGTTACAAGCCTTGTGCCTGAATCGACCATATCAAAGCAATCATTGATAAGAGCGTGACAATGTATACCGCCGTTCTTATGCCTTTCAGGAATGAGCAAGTATTTCATATCTTTCCGCTTGACCTGATTTTCAAGCCACCGCCTAAGTTTTTTCTTAACAAAATCAGCATTAGAAAAATCGTATTCACTACCATTGAAAGTAATAGTGAGAAAATACGCCCACTCATTTGAAAAGGCTATATCAAAGACCTTGTCTTTTGCACGCTTTAATATATCCGTCCGTTCCCCTCTTTCCTCTTTTGAAACCTTTGCAGGTTTTTTGATTATATCAAACATATCTGTTTGAGTATCTTCTTCCTGCTGAGATTTCTCAAATTTCTCCCATTTTCGTTTAAGCTGTAATATTTTCTGATTTTGCTGATACTCTTTAAGGTTTTTATCAACGAATATGTAATTGTTGCAATAAGTTGTTGTCGAAGAGCCGTCAGCATAGATTTTTGTTTTAGTATTTTTTAAAACGACCTCAGGGGGTAAATCATAAAAATTTGCCATTTTCCCACCGCCATTTTAGTTTTTGACGGAAATTTGCGGTTATTATCAAGTATATAACCGCAAATTTCTAAGCTTGCAAGCTGTTCGCCACGGCGCACGCAGAAGCGTGCGCACGTGGCTGAATCAATCTTGCATAGCTTTTAAAATTCTGCTTGCTATTTTCTCTTGCTCACTCGTCCGACCGATTTTCAGCCCCTTAACAATTTCTTTTGTGTCATAAAGCGACCTTAATTCATCAGTAGCACAGAATGTTTCTTTCCATTCTTTCGGACGTTTCCTCGTTCCTGCACTGCCCTGCTCTCCATTAATGAGATAATTTTCTTTTGTATAGCACTTATTGACGATAAGACGTGAATTAAAATACGCCTTACAATCTATGATATAATTGACCTGCTCACGAATTATTTTTGTACACCTTTTCCACTCCTGAGCCGACCCCCATATACACTTGTGTAAATGCCGTTGCAGCGAGATATATTCGAGAAGCTCGTCCGGAGCATCTTTCCATGATTGAGAATTAAGAGTCAGGTGCATTTCATCGAACAGAAACAGCACGCCTTGATTAACACCGTTTTCGTCAATATTCTCAACGTTCAAGATATCTTCCCAACAATCAAAAAATCTGTCAGCCACTTCCGTGTGAAAATTTGCACAAATAAGCACTTTTGGAAATCTACTCTTGACCTCTTGTGCACGTTTCACCATGCTTATAGTTTTACCTCGACCGCCTAAGCCGTTATAGAGATATAGCCCATACATATTGAACGGAACTTCTTCACCTTTAAGCCGTTTTCTAATAGTCTTGAAAGTGTCCTTTACCGATAGAGGGAACGCATGAAGCACAGGAGTTCCAAACAACATAAGAAGCACGATAACGCCCACCACAACGCTTCCCAAGGCGAGAGGTATAAGCATAGCTTTCCAATTGATATTAGCAAATGCCGACCACATTATAAAAGCCCCCTTACAAAGTTCACAAGTGCAGATACAAGCAAAAGTCCGAGAACATAGAAAATGCTCTCAAACATCAATTCAAGATTTAAGAATTGGTCAAGCTGATACAGAAAAGAAATCATATCCCTAAGAGCTGAATAAGCTTCATCACTTATTGAGAATGACTTAAAGAACGGCAGACTAAAGAACAGCTCTACTATTTTCGCAGTTATCATTATTCTCCCTCACTTTCACTTGATTCATGAAGCTGTATTCCGAAGCAACGGAACAAAGCCTTAATTGTCGCATAGATACAGATAGCGTACATTGCTATAGTTGAAGCATTGAACAGCGCACTCTTAAGCTCGTTCGGAGCGGAGTTCATATTAAAATCAAAGTCCTTTCCGAAAAGTGTAAACGTAACTGAATTTGATGATGATTGCTTACCCTGCTGAAAAGCTTTTCTCAGCTTGGCATAAGCAGGAAATTTGCTTTCTATAGCCACATTCAAATCTTTTGAGTTAGGTACAAAAAGATAGGTCACGAGCTTCTTCAAGTCGACCACGAGATTATACAGTGCAATGCCGATATTTTTAACAATAGTCCACAAACACTTGCCGAGCCATTCAAAAATGCCTAAGAAGTTGAAGAATACAAATTTCAGAGCCGCCCACAGCCAACGGAAGAAGCCTGTGAAAGCGTTCCACAGAAATTCAACAACCGCCTTTAAAAAGTCCGATATGCCGTCCAAGTCTTGAAACATATCAAAGTTAACGTAATCTCTTATATCAGGAAAATCAGTATCTATATAATCAGACAAAGACGGAAAGTTTTCATAATCTTTCTTTTCATCAAACGGCTCTTTCTTGTGACTATCTACAGTATCAACAAGACTATATTCATAACTTGCGGCGCAAAATCTATCCTTATATAACGCTTCATCACCCTTGCCCTTAGCCGCTATCAAGAAGAAATAAAGCTTGCCCGTATTTTCAATATCTTTGTTGCTGTTATACCGCATAATGCCGTCACGCATAACATTCAGAGGGATTGAGCCATGCAAAGGATTTTCTTTCGTGAAATCTCCCGAAGTGTCCATAGGGAGATAGTACCACCCATCAGAGTTAGGATAATTCCATTCTGATTGATTAGACACGGCAATATTTACGTTGTATACATCATTATCATTTTTCGGTTCAAAATTAAACAAAAAGTTTTTGCTATCATCATCATAAGTAATAGAAGCTTTATATGGTTTCGCAAATGGACTTGATACATCAAGTTTATCTCCATTATTGGTAATGTTAACATTTGTAGCATAAATGTGATTAAGATTAGAATGTGATTGTTCATCATCATCAACATATAAAGAAAAAGAAGATACATCAACATTAGCACGATATTCTAAATCATCTATGTCAGAGTTACCATAGTTCGGTATACGCGCTACAATAAATGATTGAGTAAAAGATGATGAATAGCGACCATGTGTAAGAATTAATGTATCATTAACCAAAATATCATCAGGAAGAAAGAAAATGTAATACCACCAATAATACTGTGAACTATCCTCAGAATATGTCATAATATAATGAGAATTTTCAATATCAATATTGTTATTTTTTGCATAATCAATCATTTGTGAAAATCGTTTCACACGAATAACGTTACTAGACGAACCACCACCGCTAACATCATCAGCAAACGCAGGGACGGCACAGCAGACCATAAGCACCATAGCAGAGAAGATTGACAAAAGCCGCCGAAGTTTTGTTTTCATATTTTTTTCTCCTTTCTAAAATAATCAACAAGATGACAAACAGAAAAAATAAGATGATGTATAATAAACTCCAAAAGAAAAGACAAAGTAAATCCAAATAAAGCAGTTTGTTTAGGTGTAGTAAAGGGATATGAAATTATACTATTAAAAGTAATTACATGAAAAACTATAAAGGGGGCAATGAAAAGCCAAGTATCAAGCATACAAAGCATAAAGTTAATTATATGAAATAGTTTTCTATTTATCATAATTCCCCCTTAAAAATTAGCATAATAAAAGGGCAGTTCACTGAATGAACTGCCCTCGTTGCTATCAGGCTTACGCCTTTACGTACTTTTTGAACATTCTGATAGCAATGCCGATTACAGTTGTCAGAGTTATCACAGGGATAAGAGCGACGATAGAATCGGAAACGCCCTGAATAGCAGAGTTAGCGAACTGTTTCATAAGTTCACCGACATTTACGAGAGTATTGCCACCTTCTGCAGTTGTAGAAACAGGATTCATTAACACATTCTCCTTTCTTAATTAATTAAGCTATATATCCACTTGCCAAACTTGATGACAAGATAAATACCGATAGATATTGTTATCAAAAAGCATATAGTGCCTAAATATGAAATTGTAATATTTTGATTATTGATTATAGTGTGCTGATTTTCGATAACAGCCGACATAGTATATTCATCAGTCTGCTCAGAGGTAGAAACAGACGATACATCAATTTGTGAAGAAGTGACATCATTCAACGCCCACAACCTCAATTCCCTGAGCCTGCCGCTCCAGTTCCTTAACACGGAACTGCAGTTTAGAAATTTCTTTATTTTTCTTATCAATTGCCTTAAAGCAACGAGTAAGGCAATAAAACAGGGCAAGCGCCACCACCAAGCAAAAATAAAGTGCGTATACTGTCATGTTCAAGCCCCCTTAGATAATGACCGCTTCAAGCTTCTTCTTATCGTTGTAGAAATACTGGATTTCCGTTCCGACAAGTTCTCCGATATCTTTCATAGACACATCTTTGCCGAACACGTTTCCTCTTTCGCTCCAAGCACACTTGCAGTCATTGGCGATAGTGTAACCGACACCCTGAACGAAATTTGAATCATCTGCCAACTTGTTTTCTATAGGCTTTTGCACCTGTAGCACCAAGTTGTCATAGTCGATTGATTTTCCGTTATCGTCCGTAAATGTGCCTTTCTTGTGGATTGCTCCTATAAGTATTCCTCTCATGTTTTTTCCTTTCTGCGGTTGAGGTTATCCGCTCACCTTTACTTTGCGTTTAGGTCATATGTAACCTACAATTAGCATTATAGGTCACATATAGCCTATTGTCAAGACTTTTAAGGTCACTTGTGATATAATTTGTTTACTTAAACAAAATTAAGGTAATTAAATTATGATAAATAACCAAAAGTGTAACAACAAAGGAGTGACAAAAATTAGTACAAATTATTATCCAAGGTTGAAAGACCTCAGAGAGGACAAAGATTTAAGCCAAGAAGATGTGGCAAGAATACTAGGGACAGAGCAATCATATTATGCCAAGTATGAAAACGGCGTAAGACCAATCCCATTTGAAAGAGTAATAAAGCTTGCGATTTTTTATGATGTGAGCATTGACTATATAGCAGGATTGACAAATGACAAGCGCGGCAGAGGATACAAGGAGCAAAGCAACGGAAAATACAACATAACACAGAAAAACAGCCCTAAGGCTGTTATCAAAATCAAGGAGGAAAAGTAAATGGAAGCGGTATTAACAACCTTAACATTTTGGTTTATAGCCGGGCTAATCGTATTTATACTGATAATCATATCAATCATTGGAACATGGTTTGAAGCACGTGAAATGCGCAAGGAACTGGAGCAGGTCAACGCATACCTTGCAACGCTGAATGATAACTTAATAATAGGCTTCCAAAACAATGACCGCCAAAGTCGCAACTTCTGAGAGCCTGCCGCCCTCGTTCCTGCTTTCCTGAGCTGTCGCTCTTGCCGTCCTGCGGAGCTTGTGCGCTTTTCTGCACTGTGCTGTCGCCCCTGCCGTGCTGTTTCACCCTTGTGGAGCTTGTGCGCTCCCCCTGCACTGTGCCTGTTTCTCCCTTGTGGAGTTTGTGCGCTCCCCCTGCACTGTGCTGTCGCCCCTGCCGTGCTGTTTCTCCCTTGTGGAGTTTGTGCGCTCCCCC